AAAGATTTTGAATATCATTTGCCTATTGAGATTGTTTCGGATAAGACTCCTAAAACTTGGGTTGATAGGTTAATTTAGGTTGTATAGCCTTGAGTCAAGTAAAATTAGATTAGATTTTAGGAGTTTATTTTGGCGATAACTAATGGCTATTGCACTTTAGCGGATGTTAAGGCTGCCTTAAGACTGAGTGATACTCTCGATGATGCTTTGATTGAGAACAGCATCAACGCTGCTTCTCGCATGATTGACCAATACTGCAACCGCTATTTTTACTCTACGAGTGCTGGTGAGGTTCGCTACTTCAAAGCTAATGATGCCTTCAACTGTTGGATTGATGATTGCCAGAGCATCAGTGAGCTCAGGACTGCTCAATCTAATCCAATTACTTACAATCAGATTTGGGCTTCAACAGATTTTCAAACTATTCCAGCGAACACTATCGCTAATGGTGCTTATCAGCCGATTACCGGTTTGATTGCTGTCTATAACTACTTTTTCCCGACATGGCAAGAATCTAACTTGGTGAAGGTTACAGGTCAGTGGGGTTGGCCAACTGTTCCTGACCCGATTAAGTTTGCAACTATCATTCAGGCTTCAAGATTGTTTAAGCGTTTAGAGTCTCCTCTAGGTGTTGCTGGTGTTTCAGATATCGGCATTATTCGTGTCGGCAGTTCTGTTGATGGGGATGTTGCTCAGCTATGTAATCCGTTCCGTCTGCTTAGAACTGGTGCTTAATGGCTTCTATCTCTGACCTTAGATCAGGTTTAGCTGCGAACCTTCAAACAATTACAGGGTTGAGAGTTTATTCAACTTTGCCTGATGTTGTGAATCCTCCGACTGCCATGATTAGCCTGGAGAAGGTTGCCTATAACCGCCAGATGCAGAAGGGCATGGTTGAGTATGGGTTTAAGGTTACTGTTGTTGTTGGTCGTGTTTCGGAGCGAACAGCTCAAAATCTTATAGATGTGCTTGTTGCTTCAAGTGGGGCAGGAAGTGTTAAGACTGCTATTGAGTCGGATAGGACTTTGGGGGGTAAGGCGTTTGATGTCTTTATTCCAGAGTTGTCGGCTATAGGAGCAGTGTCAATAAATGGAATAGACTACTTTAGTGCTGAGTTTTCAGTTCAAGTATTCGCAAGTTAAGGAAAAATAGATGGCAATTTTTGTCGCAACAGACTTTAGCGTTAGCATAAATGGTTCAACTGCTTTAGCTTCATACCTTACTCAGGTTGAGTTGAAAACTTCTGCTAATGACATTACAACTACTTCGTTTGGATCTACATGGGTTACTCGTGTTGCAGGTCTAAAAGAGGGTTCTCTAACACTTCAGTTCAACCAGGATTATGCTGCTTCTGCTGTTGATGCAACTCTTTGGCCTTTGCTAGGTTCTAACGCTACTGTTGTTATCAAGCCAACTTCAACTGCTGTGTCAGCTACTAACCCTGCTTACACTGCTGTTTGTGTTGTCAATGATCTAACTCCTGTTGGAGGTCAGATTGGTGACTTGGCTACATTCTCTGTCACTTGGCCTACTAACGGAACAGTAAGCAGAGCGACTGCCTAATGAATCAAATTATCCTACGCATCCTTCTAGCAGATAACACTAATGTTGAGGTTACGACTTCGGCTGGCGATATTGTGAAGTGGGAAACACACTTTGATTTAGGTATTGACAAATTGGAGCGAGCAAGTCACCTTTACTATCTCGCTTGGTTGGCATTAACTCGTTTAGGTAAGACTGGACTCGGCTTTGATGCTTGGGTTGATGGTGTTGCTGGAGTGGAAGTGGATGACCCAAAAGCATAAAGCCTTTGGGTGTTGATTCATTCCACTGGTTTATTGCTAATTTGGCGGTTGCTACTGGTATTGCTCCTAGTGTTTTATTACAGGAGAGTGACCGGATGCTGAATACTATGATGTTCGCTGTTCAAGCTCAGCGGGGCAATAATGGCTGAACAAACGATTGTTTATGATGTCAAGGGTTTGCTTAATGACCTGAAGGGTTTGAAGCCTGGTCTCCAGAGAGAGATGATTAAGGAAGCGAAACTTATCGCTAAACCTATTGCTCAAACAATAAAGTCGCAGATTCCAACTACTGCACCTTTATCGGGTATGAGACATGGTGGGCGAACTGGTTGGGGTGTTGGTAAGCCTGCTAATCAGGTGCAAGTCAAGTTTAGGTCTAGTAGATCTAGGATTTCGGCTGTTACTCCTCTTCTGTCTATTTGGGTGACTTCCCCTATGACTGCGATTGCCGATATTGCTGGTAAAGGTTCGTTCCGTAAAGCTAGAACTATTACGAATGAATATGCTTACAAGGATTATGTGAGAAGGCATAGGGTCACTTCTCAAGGTAAGTGGATGGTTCGTCGTCTTAAAGAGCGTAATCTCAATAACTTTATTTATCCGAATGTTGAGGATTCTCTTGATGATGCTCAGGATAAAGTAAAATTAGTAATAGCCAAATATGCGGCTATGGTGAATAGGAAACTCGGTTAATGTCAGTCATTATTAAATTACTTTCTAAGTTTGATGATTCAGGCATTAAGAAGGCTCAACATGGTTTTGGTGGTCTAAAAAAGGCTCTCGGTGCTATCGGTATTGGGCTTGGTTTAAAGCAGATTGCTGATGGTTTGATGGATGCAGCTAAGGCTGCTTCAGCAGATCAGAAGTCCACTCAACTTCTAAATAATCAGCTTGTCAAGAATGCTCATGCCACTAAGGCTCAGGTCAAACAGAATGACAAGTTTATTGAGTCGCTATCTTTACAAACAGGTATTTTGGATGACAACCTTAGGCCTTCTATGGCTAAGTTGGCTCGTGGAACTGGGAGTGTTTCTAAGGCTCAAAAACTTCTCAAATTGGCTTTGGATGCTTCGACTGTTTCGGGTAAGCCTTTAGATACTGTTGCTACTGCTCTAAGCAAGGCGTATAACGGCAATACGACTGCTTTGACTCGTATGTTCCCTGAACTAAAAAAGTCTAAGAATGCTTTGGCTGATTTGAATAAAGAAGTTGAGGGTGCAGCAGTTCAACAGGCTGACCCGTTTATGAAGTTCAACAACAGCATGGATATCTTGAAAGAGAAGCTCGGTAACGCTATTCTCCCTATGATTACAGATTTTGTTGACCAGATAAGTAAGCCAGGTGGATTAGTAGATCAGGTTGGTAAGTTCCTTGACGATTTGAGTAACCCGAAAACTGATGCGGGTAAAACTTTTAGAGATTTGAAAAAGGCTGTTACTGATACTGCTGAAAGTGTTAGACAATTCTTTGCTTTGTTTGGTAATGGTGATGCTGTCAAGGGTTTTGGGAATGTTGCTGGTTTCCTTATTAAGATGCTTCCTGCTTTGCTTGCTTTGAAGGGCATCATGTTTTTGGCTAAGGCAGGTTCGGCTATCAAGAATCTTGCTTTGGCTGTTGCTTTGATTCGTGGCAAAGAGGGTATTCCTGGCACTAATTCTCCAACTCCAGTCGGCAAGTTAGGGAACATGGCTAAGTTTGGAACTCTTGCAGCTATTTTGTCTATGTCGGGTGATACAAAACTTGAAAGTGATACTGAAAAGGCTAAGCGTTTAGCAGGTCTCAAAAAACAGAATCTTAATCGTAAAGTTGGGCAAGACATGCTTCAGAATCAGGCAACTGACTTTTTGAAAACAGGTAATCTGACTCCACTTCCTAGCTCTAACAGCATTACGATAAATGTTCATTCTGCTGACCCTAAGGCTGTTGTTGATGCTGTCGGCAAGTATGTCAAAACTAATGGCAAAGTGCCTAGTAGTTGGAATCTAGTTACAGGAACTCACTAATGGCTTTACCTACTCAAAAGGTTGAGATTCAGTTTGGTGCTTCCAGTTGGGTTGATGTCACTAGTGATGCAGGCAACATAACTATTACTCGTGGAACTAATCGTGTTATGGACGATTATCAGGCGGGTTCTCTACAAATTGTTTTCACTAATAACAACAGGCGGTTTGACCCACTAAATACTTCTAGCGACCTTTGGTATGGTGCTGGTGGTTATACTTTGGTTCAACCGGCAGGCAAGATTCGGGTTACTTCTAATTCAACTATTGTCTTTTATGGCTATATTCAGGATTGGTCTTTTAGTTTTGATTCTGCTGGTTTAGATGGTAATGCCACTGTGACTGCTGGTGATCTGATGTATTACTTATCTCGTGTGAACTTCACTGGGGGAACTCAGGAGCTTGGTGGTTTCACTGGGGATAGAATCTCTGATGTTTTGCCTTTGTATGGTTTGGCTACGACTCAAGTTGATTCTCGTAACAATAGGACTGTTGTTGGCACTGATGTCAATAATGCTGGTGACAATGTTTTAAGTTATTTGCAGAATGTCGCTAGGAGTGAACCAGGCGATTTGTATGCTTCGGCTTCAAGTTCGGCAACACTAATTTTTAAGGATAGAACTTTCACTGACTATTCTTGGACTTCTAGTTTGAGACAGAATCTAATCAAATACCCTTCAGCGAACAGTGTTGATACAACCGGTTATCTTGATGGTTTAGGTCAGGGTAATGGTTGGATTTCTAAGTGGTCAGGTTCTACTGCTGTCTATATTTATGGGGGCACTGCTTCTAATGGTTCTGAAGTTAGATCTATTACTAATGACCAGTATTTGAGTTATCACGAGATAAATAAAACTAAATACAACACTGCTGGAACTGCTGGTGGGTCTTATGTGTTTTCAGCTTGGTTTAAGGGTAATGCTTTGCCTGCTGGAGTTACAGGAACTTTGGCTCTGTTGGATGTGAATGGTCAAACTATAAATAATGGTGGTGGTTCGGCTCTTGTCATGTCGGCTACTGCTGTTTCTAACGCTGTTTGGGCTAACATGGCTGGAACTGTGACTGCTAACGCTACCGCTATTGTTGCTGGTATGAGTATTACTGTGACTGCTGCTGGAACTACTAATGCTTCTAGTTTTGTTGGTAATGCCTGGTATTTCGAGAATGCTTCTGGTTATGATGGCTCTTATTGGGATGGTTCATACAATCCGCTAAAGTCCTCTGCGAGTGTGAAGCGTGAATATGCTTGGCTTGGAACACCTTATGAGTCATCCTCTGTTCTGGCTATAAACAGTGCTTCCTCTACACCTACACCGGCAACCTATCTAACTTTTGCTGACAATAATTCTCAAGGAACTGCTTATGGTAATGGCACTGCGATTCCTTTTATGACTTTGACTATCGCTAACTCTGGTTTGAATCTTTACAATCAAACTCAAGTTTCAGGATCTAATGCGACTGCGATTGCTACTGATTCTGCTGGAACTGCTTTGTATGGTTTGAGAACTTATTCTCAAACAGATAATTTGACTACTAGCTTGACTCGGCCTGCTGAGATTGCTGAGGATGTTTTAGGTATTTGGCGTTTACCAGAGTATAGGGCTGAGGAGTTTACTGTCGCTTTAGAAGCCTTGACTTCTGCTCAACAGAATCTTGTTTTAGGTTTAGAGCTTCGTGATGTTATTCGCCTTTGTTTTCAACCTTCGGCTATGGGTTCTGTGGTTGATAAGTATTATCAGATTTTGTCTATAAATACTCAGAATGATGTTGAGCGTAGTCACATTAGTTTTCAGGTCGCTAGTTTGGCAAATGTGCCTATTAGGGTAGATTCTACGCTTACTGCAAAACTAAACACTTCCATAGTCGGCTAGTAGAATAGGAATATTATGGCTACAACAAAAACTTGGACTATCGGGGATGTTCTCACTGCTGCTGATCTAAACAGCAATTTTGCTAACTTAGGTTGGGCGAGAGCTGCTGGAACTGGTGACTCAACTACCGGTGTTTTGGCTGCCGATGGCACTGCCTCTGTGACTATCACTTATCCTGCTAGTCGTTTTAGTGTTGCTCCTATTGTTTCGGCTTGGACTACTTCTAACCGCTATATTTGCTCGATAAACACTAATGCTGCTGGTTCGGCTACTGTGACTATCCGTAATGTTTCGGCTGGTGCAGGTTCAGATGCGACTGTTTATTATTCTGCTGTGCAAATGACTTCTGGAACTGCTGCGGGGTAAATAAGTGAGTGAACCTAAGCCAACTAATACTTCACTGCTATTACAGATTGTTCGTGACATCGAGATTCTAAAAGCGAACTCAATTCAGATTTTGCAGTCCAGTCAAGATCATGAGACTCGTATTCGTGACTTGGAAAAGAGCGTGAATCGTAACGCTTGGATTCCAGCGGTGATTACAGCGGTTTTGACTTCTCTTATTGTTTATGCGATTACTAAAGGATTTGGTGTTTGATGATTACTCCAGGAACATATAACTTGACTTTGTTTCAAGGTGCAGATTTTGACCAAACTTTCAACATTACTCAGGGCGGAACTGCTCTAAACCTAACTGGCTATACTTCTCGAATGCAGGTTCGTGAAGCAGCTGATTCGACTGCAACTTTGTTGAGTTTGACTGATGGAGCTGGTATTACGCTTGGGGGCACTGCTGGAAGTGTCGCTGTTGTTATTACTTCTGCTCAGTCCTCAGCTATTGCTTCTGGTTCGTTTGCTTATGATTTGGAACTTATTTCTGGTAGCAGTATTGTGACTCGTTTACTTCAGGGCGGGTTTAGCGTTTCAGGGAATGTGACTAGATGAGTGATGTTGTTGTCTCTACTACTGCTTCGACAACTGTTGTAACTACTTCCTCAACAGCAATTAATGTTGCTGTAACTACTTATCCGGTCTCTGTTTCGGCTTCTAGTGTCGGTTTACAAGGGGCAACAGGTGCAACAGGTGCAACAGGTGCTCAGGGGTCTGCGGGTGCTCCAGGTGCTTCGGGTGTTATTTCGGTTAGTTCACCTATAACTAATTCTGGTAGTTCTAGCTCTGCGATTCTTGGTTTAGATCAGGCGAGCCTAAGTTTGACTAAGAGCCAAATTAGTGATTTTACTTCTGGAACTGTTGCTAGTGCTGGAACTGCTCAACAGGCTGGAACTGCTGTTTATTCGACTAGTTCAGGTTCTGCTTTGAATGCTGGAACTGCTGTAACGATTAGCGGGTCAATAACTAAGAGCCAAGTAAGTGACTTTACTTCTGGAACTGTTGCGGTTGCTACATCGGCAACATCAGCCAACACTGCTCTAACTGCTGGAACTGCCAGTTATGCGACAACTTCTGGAACAGCGGTTTACGCTACAACTTCTGAAACTGCTACTTATGCGACAACTTCAGGAACAGCTGTAAACATTTCGGGAACTGTAACCTCTTCCCAAGTTTCAGGTTTACCAGCGATTTATGCTTCTCTTGGTTCAGCGAACTCTTTTACTCTAGGTCCTCAGATTTTGAACACTGGTGCTTCAACATCTTTGGCGGTGACTGTTCGTGGTGCTTCGAGCCAAACATCTGATCTACAACAGTGGCAGACTTCTGCTTCAGCTGTGCTTGGCGGTGTTACTGGTTTAGGCCAGATTTATTCAGGTTCAACTAATCCACTTCCTGCTTATTATCAATCATCAGCTGGAACTGTTACAGCTATAACTTATATTTCTGCAACTCAGGCAACTATTACTAACAACAACACTTCTCAAGTTGTATCTGTTGGCTCTTGGGTTGTTATTGGTGGAGTTTCATCAAATACGACTTATAACGGAACATGGCTAGTTACCGCTATTGGTGGTTCTAGCGGTGCTTACACTTTTACAATTCAAGGATCAGGTTTCTCTAACGCTTCAACAGTTTTAACTTCTGCAACCTATAACCTTGCAGGTGCAGCATCATTCCAATCCTTGAACTCTCAAACTCCAGCAATTATCACGAGAGCGGCTACTGGTCAAGTTGCTAACTTAATCGAAGCTCAGTCTCCTAATGGAACTGCCTTATTGTTTAGGGTTGCTTCTAGCGGTGCAATTACTACTGCGGGAATCACTTCAACAGGTAGCGTAACTATTTCGGGTTCTTCTAACCCTTTAACTGTTGGTGGAACTGCAGGAACTTCAGGTCAAGTTTTGACTTCACAGGGTACAGGTGTTTCCCCTGCTTGGACAACTATTTCAAGTGGTGGTAACTATGGAAGCATTCCTAAAACTGGTTATTATTACTCTCAAACTGGCTATGATGTTTTCAACTCAACAACTATTAACACAAGTGCTGGCGTTAGTTATGCTGTTCCGTTTTATCTTGGTGCTTCTACAACTGCAACTAGGTTGATGCTACAAGTTTCAACTGCGGCAGCTTCTTCAACTGCTCGTCTAGGCATTTACAGCAATGCTTCTGGTGGAGATTATCCTGGAACACTTTTGCTTGATGCTGGTGCTGTTGCAACAACTACAACAGGCTTTAAACAGATAACTATAAGTCAAGCTTTATCTGCTGGTGTTTACTGGCTTTCAATTCAAAGAACTGACACTGGTGCTGGAGCAGTAAATTATTTAGGTGCAGATGGCTTGAACTCTGACATGAATCCAGGCTTATCTATGCCAATGACTTCAATAGCATCTCCTGCAAATGCAGGAAACATTTTGGGTTGGAAGCAGACAGGTGCGGGAACAGCATTTCAAACGACTTGGGCTGGAACTGGTTTAGCTTCTCAAGTTCCAGTTATTTGGATTGGATTCTAATGGCAGTAAATATTGTTTATGGTGTTGGTGGCATTTGTGACCCTTGTGACCCTTCACATGATCACCCGACTAATAACATTCTTAGTCAAGAAGAAGTGCCAGATAACTAATAACCTTCGGCTTGTAAAATAGTCTTATGACTAAATACATCGAACCTTTTGCAGCTAAACTTCGTGGTGACGAGTTTGGCAATCTTGCACCTTATCGTAATGGCCGACCTCATAGAGGTATGGACTGGCATCCTGCAGAGAAGTCTCCGATTCACGCTATTACTTCTGGAACTGTTTTTGTGAACACTTGGACTGATGTTTTAGGTTGGATTGTTATTCAGTCGGCTGCTGATGGTCACTGGGTTTTGTATGCTCACTTAGCTAAACAGAGTGAACTAAAGGTGCAGGATAAGGTCAAGGTTGGCGAGACTGTTATTGGTCTTGTTGGTGGTGGCAAGAATACTCCTAGCGGTAGTGCTTCAACAGGTGCTCACCTTCACCTAAGTATTGGTAAGGCTAATAAGGATTGGGGCAACCCGAACATTCACTTGGCGGCTTATGAGTCTCTAGTTGATCCGTTGAAACACATTCTCGCTAACAAGGAGTAGTCATGTTGAGTTTTGTAAAGGATAGAAGTGGGCAAATTATCGCTGTTTTGGCTGCTTTGTTGTGGCGTGGTTTCGGTATTTTTCTTTTCATTCTTGGCGGTAGCATGGGTGTTGGTGCAGCTGTAACAGGCTCTTGGCTTACCGGTGTGCTTGTCTCTTTTGGAACACTAATGATTGGTGTTATTGGAAGTCTTGGTTATGCGATTGCAACTACTGGCAGAGTTACTCCTGCTGATGTTTCTAAGTCTGCGAATGATGCGATAAAGAAGGCTCAAGAGGAGTCTGCTAAAAAGGCATGAAACTAAAGTTTTTGGGGGCAACATTCCTAACTCTAGTTTTCGTGTTTTGGCCTTTGACTGTTGCTCAAGCTGATTCTCCTGGTCTAACTGTCGAGGTTTATACTTATGATCCGTCAGCGTTACCTGACCGCCAGCCTTATACCTTGTGCGAGACTGCAACTGTTTGGACTTCTGCTGCAAACATAAACACCGATTTTGATGCCGAGTTTGGTGGAATTGTTGGTGGTTGTCAAAGCGATTTTGTTTTGATGCATTACAGCGGGTTTATTACTGCTCCTGTTTCGGCTGATGTTGTTTTTCAGTCGTGGGCTGATGATGGTTTTTATCTCAGCCTTGATGGTGTGCCTGTTATAGATAACTGGACTCTCAAAGGTTGCGGTGGTGGTCAAGGTGTGTTTCCTATGTCAGCAGGGCAGAGCTATAAATTAGATTCTTGGTTTTATGAGTTTGGTGGTGGGGCTTGTAATCACCTGTTTTGGGATTTGCGTGATGGTCAAGGCCTGAATGTTGTTCCTGACTCTGCTTATACGACTGCTCCTGCTGTGCCTGTTGAACCGCCTGTTGTTGTTCCTCCAGTGCAAGTTTTGAATGCTCCTGTTATCAGCTCTTATGTTGTTGATGGAACTAGCGTGACTTTGAATTGGGATGCACCAGTTGAGGGAACTGTGCCTTTAGAGCATTACACGCTTATGTGGACTTATGGCGATAATCCTGGTTGGGGTGTTGGCACGACTGATTCTAGTTTTTATGTTTCAGGGTTGCCTGAAAATACTGAAGTAAAGTTTTGGCTTAGATCTGATAATGATTCGCTTCATGTCTATTCGCCTTTTGGTGATGCTGTAAATGTTACGACTGCAACTAACCCTGTTGTTGTTCCTCCTGTTGAACCGCCTGTGCCTCCAGTTGTTGTTCCTCCTGTTGTGATTCCTGACCCGCCTGTTGTAATTCCACCGGTGATTCCTGACCCTCCTGTTGTGCCTGACCCGCCTTTTATCCCTGCACCTGCACCGCCAACACCTAACGAAACTTTGACTGATTTAGTTTCGGTTGCTCCAACTGATTTGACTGATGCTCAGGTGACTCAACTGCAACAAGTTGCTTATCAAGTTTTAGAGTCTGTGCCTGAAAACTCTCCTGAGTATGCTCAAGCGTTGGATGCTTTGTATGTTGCAGCTCAGGCTGACGATATTCAAGTTGATCCTGCTTTGGCTTCTATTCCTGGTGTTGGTGCTGTCGCTGTCGGTTTGACTAACGCTATCAACCTGATTGGTAATATTGGTAGTGACATGTCACCTGCTCATAGAGCTACTGCGAAAAAAGAGGTTGTTGCAGCGGTTGTTGTGACTCAGGTTGCTGTTGGTGCTTCTGGTATGGCAACTCAGGCAAGTATTGCTTCAAGTGGTGGAGCGGTTAGGAAAAGAGACTAATGAAAAACTTTTTTGGTGACATTATTGGCCAGATTTGGACTTTGCTAGGCATGTTTGTTGCTTGGATTGTTTTAGAGGGTTCGGCTAAGACTATTGTCGGCTATTTGATTATTGCTAGCGTGGTTATTTGGATTGCGACTTATTGGGTTCGTAAAGACAATTAGTTTCAAAGTCGTATAGATACTCATAAATAATACCTTGAACGCTCTACGGGGCGTTTTTAGGCTTTTTTGACCTATATTTCGCGTTGTAGTCTCAACTTTTGGCGTTGCTTAGGTGTTGTTCCCCCGAAAATACCATAATCCTCGTATAACCCGACTTTTAGGCATAAAGCCATGACAGGGCACTTTAGACAGATTTCTCTTGCAGTCTCTATCATCTCTTTGTTTAGATCATAGGAAGTTTTGTTGATGCCATGATGACCGAAAACATCCTCAGGGAAAAAGATGTCCGGCACTTTGGAGCATTCAACTCCACCATTATCCTCAATAGCTTCAAATAGGGCTATTGTCTCTCGGCTGAGGTTCATGTCAGTAGGCATAGATAAAGTGTAGTCATGAATGATACTAAAAACGCTTTATTAGATGTTGTTGTGAGTAACGCTGTTTCGCTTGGTGAGTTTCAATCTGGTTCACCTGAGTGGCATGAGCTGCGTAATCAGCCAGGAGTAATCTCTGGCTCTGAGATGGGTGCAGTTTTGAGCCTATCCCCATGGAAGTCTGCCTATACTTTGTGGGCTGAAAAGTGTGGTCTAGTTGATTTAGAGGACTTTGACTCTAAACGGAATGTTGCTATGCGTGTCGGTCAACTTGTCGAACCCGCTATTTTTCAGTTATTTCAAGAGCAACATCCTGAATATGTTTTGAGAACTGTCGGCACTTTTAGTCACAAGAATTATGACTGGGTTCACGCTAACCCTGATGGCTTGGGGAT